TGGTGTCGGTGGTGGTATCACCGGGAAAGGTGCGCACGTATTATTAATTGACGATCCGGTAAAAAACAGGGAGGATGCAGAGTCTGAAAACAATAGAGAAGCCACGTGGGACTGGTATACCTCTACTGCTTATACAAGGCTTTCCCCTGGTGGCGGTATACTAGTCATTTTGACTAGATGGCACGATGATGATCTAGCGGGACGTTTATTGCAACATGCAGAAGATGGTGCAGATGAATGGGAAGTTGTTAAATACCCAGCAATTGCAGAAGAAGATGAAGAATTTCGTTCGGTCGGAGAAGCGCTGCACCCGGAACGTTACAACACGGACTCTTTAGAAATGATACAAAAAGCTATCGGGCCTAGAGATTGGACTGCGTTGTATCAACAGAATCCAGTATCAGATGAAGGTGACTATTTTACCCGAGATATGATTAGGTACTATGAACCAGACGAAGTTGATTATGACAGGCTTAAATATTACGCCGCTTGGGATTTAGCTATAGGTCAAAAAGATAGGAACGATTATTCTGTAGGGATAACCGTGGGCATTGATGAGTATGATAATATGTTCGTGGTAGATCTTATCCGGGGTAAATACGACGGGTACGAACTAGTAGAAAAAATATTAGACTTTTATGAACAGTGGCGGCCTGGTATAGTGGGCATAGAGCGTGGACATATAGAAATGGCTATTGGGCCTTTCTTAGAAAAACGTGTAGCAGAAAGAAAATTAAGTTCGGCTTATTTTAAAGACTTAAAAGTAGGACGACGTGATAAAGAGCTAAGAGCAAGAGCCATTCAAGGTAGAATGCAACAAGGAAAAGTGTATTTCCCTGAAAATTCTATTTGGACTGGACCACTTATAGCGGAATTATTACGTTTCCCAAATGGAGTACATGATGACCAAGTTGATGCTTTGGCCTGGGTTGGTCTTATGATTATGGAATACGCTACATTTTATGAAGCACCAGAACATGTACCTTCTTGGCGAGATAGGTTAGAATTAATAGCGAAAGGTACAAAAAAGAAATCGGCAATGAGCGCATAATATGGCATACAGTAAAAAACCTAAGAAAAATTTATCAAAAGCTGAAGAACTTACTTTGGCAAAAAGTCAATGGAACTGCTATACGCGTGCCCGGGACGCAGGGCATGATGACTATATTCACATGGCACAAAGATGTGATTCATACTATAGAGGAGACCAATGGGATGAGTTTGACCAACAACAGTTGGACGACCAGGGCCGACCTGCTTTAACTATTAATACTATATTACCAACTATAAATGCAGTTATAGGAGAACAAAGTGCTAAAAGAGCCGACATACAATTTAAACCAAGGGGTGGTGGTAATCAAGAAATAGCAGATGTCCTTACTAAGGTTTACCAGCAGATAGCAGATAACAATAAGCTAGATTGGGTGGAAGCTCAGGTATTTCAAGATGGTCTTATACAAGATAGAGGTTGGTTTGATGTTCGTATAGATTTTAGTGACCATGTACTTGGGGAGATTAGCTTAGAATCTAAAGACCCATTAGATATTCTTATTGACCCAGATGCAAAACACTATGACCCAAGAACTTGGAATGAAATATTTGAAAGCAAATGGATGAGTCTTGATGAGATAGAAGAAACTTATGGTCAAGATAAAGCTGATAAATTAAGACTGCTCGCTGAAACAGGAACCACGCTTGGTGCTGATTCTATGGAGTTTGAAGAGAGTAGGTATGGAGAAACTGACCCAAGTGAATACTCAAGTGCTCCTTACCCAGCTGACCCAGAAAATTCAAGAATGCTTAGGTCTGTTAGGGTAATAGAAAGACAGTATTATAAATTACACGATTGTATGTTTTATGTAGATCCAGTAACAGGAGATCAAAGGCAGGTTCCTTCTAATTGGGGTAAAAAGAAAAGAGAAAATTTTGCAGATCAATTTGGTTTAGATATTATAGAAAAGAAAGTACGAAAAGTACGTTGGACTGTTACTGCTGATACTGTAGTTTTGTTTGATGATTGGTCTCCTTACCCCCATTTTACAATTGTTCCTTATTTTCCGTACTTCAGACGTGGCAAACCATTTGGTATGGTACGAAACTTATTGTCTCCGCAAGAACAACTTAACAAAATAACTTCTCAAGAATTGCACATTGTTAATACAACTGCAAACAGTGGGTGGATTGTAGAATCTGGTTCTTTATCTGGTATGACCGCAGACGATTTGGAAGAACACGGAGCTGAGACAGGTTTAGTATTAGAGTTTAACAGAGGGTCTACTCCTCCAGGTAAAATACCACCTAATCAAATCCCTACTGGGTTAGATAGATTAGGACAAAAAGCCGCTAACAATATAAAACAAATAAGTGGTATATCTGATGCTATGTTAGGTATGGATAGTCCAGAAGTATCTGGAGTTGCTATTAAAGCAAAACAAGGTAGAGGTTCTACTATGTTGCAGGTACCTTTAGATAATCTAGCCAAGACAAGACAATATTTAGCTGAAAAGATTTTACAACTTGTCCAATCTTATTACACTGAAGAAAGGATAATCCAAATAACAGATGAGGAAGATCCATATAAACCTAGAAAACCCATGCGTGTTAATGAGATGACACCAGAGGGAGAAATAATAAATGATTTAACTATAGGTGAGTATGACGTTATTGTAGGTACAGCTCCTGCTAGGGATAATTTTGATGAAATGCAGTTTGCTGAAGCTATTGAGTTACGAGGTGTTGGAGTACCAATACCAAACGACATGATAGTAGAGTACTCGCATTTATCACGTAAAGCAGATATAGCACAAAGAATTAGACAAATGGAAGGTACAGAGCCACCTACTGAAGAACAATTACAACTACAGCAATTCCAGATGGAATCTCAAATCAGAGCTACACAGCTTGAGATAGCTAAACTAGAAGCAGAAGTAACTAACTTACAAACACAGGCTGCTCTAAATGTAGCGAAGACCGAAGCTGCAGAAACAGATCCGCAGTTGAAGGTTGCTGAATTACAGAGTAAACTACAAGCAAAACGTGAAGAGCTTGACTTACGTGAGCGTTTATCAGAAATGACAAACGAAATGCGTAAGCAACAAACTGACACAGCAGCAGCCACTAAAATGGCTACTGAAGCAATGAAATCTTTTAATAAACCTACAGGAGGTATGCAGTAATGGCAAAAAAAGATAAAACTAATGAAGTAGATGACAAAATCATGTTTGATACTATGCCCGGAGCTGATAAAAAAACAGCGGAAGATGTAGAAGGGTTTAAAGTTGACATGAACTTTGAAGACAACGACGAGGTAGAATTTCCCAAGGAGGACGAAATTGAAGAAGTCGAAGAAAAACAGGAACCCACTTCTGATACAGAAGAAACGGAAGAAAGCGAAGCTGAGGAAGGAGAAACAGAAAAGCCTGAAACAGCAGACGGAGTTGAAGAAAATGAAGGAGAAGAAGGAGTATTGGAAAGCGATGAAGGAGATTCATCAGAACCTGAGGGAACACCTCAGACAGGATCTGATGAAGAATCATCAAAAGAACCAATGATACCTAAATCTAGGTTTGATGAAGTTTTAGCTAAACAAAAAGCTTTACAGAAAAAGTTAGATGAAGCTACTACACCTCAAATAGAAGATATAAAAGAAGCACCTGATTTTAATTTTGAAGAAAAAGAAATTGAATACCAAAATGCTGTTTTAGATGGAGAAGCTGAAAAAGCAACAAAGGTAAGGAATGAAATAAGGCAAGCTGAAAAACAACAAATGATGTTTGAAGTTCAAGCTAAGATGGGTCAGACAATGACTCAAACTAGTGAGATGCAAGAGCTACAAGCAAAAGCCCAAGAGATACAAAATAACTTCCCTGTGTTAGACGAAAATAATGCTAATTATGATGAAGTAAAAGCTGGTGAAGTAATGGAGTTACGGGATGCTTACATGATCCAAGGCTATACAGGAGCGATTGCATTGCAAAAAGCAACTGATTTAATAATGGGGCAAGGTAAAGATACTTCAGATCCTGTTCAAGAAAAAGTGACAGAGAAAAAGAAAGTGGCTAATACAAAAAAGAAAATAGAAGCCGCTGAATCTCAACCACCTTCTATGAAAGGACAGAGTAAAACAGAGAAAAAAGTAGATTTAAATGTATTATCTACAGAAGAATTTGACGCATTACCAGAGGAAACTTTAAAAAGAATGCGTGGCGATTTCGGATAAACTGTGGTATAAATGAAATAAGTTCGCACGCCAAAGCGATATTTGGCCTGGGTCGTTCCAGTAAAAAATCGTTTTTTCGCCTACTATGGCGTTAATATAGTCGGAGTCGTACTCCGTATAATTAAC